TTCTAACCCTTTAGTAGTGAAAACAGGTGGAGAGTTTACTCGTCCTCTTCCGCTAACTTACTGAAATAACTCAAAGTTTCGTCTGAATCATCATCAGCAGTGGTTGCTGAAGCAGGTGTCGGGGAACTTACTGTTTCTTCTACAACTGGTGCAGCTGTCTGTGTTACAGGTGGGATTGCAACATCTTCGGCAGTACCAGTATTCCTAACGCCAGAAAGAACTTTGTCAAGCTTTGCTTTTAATTCATCATATGATTTAAAGTTCTCTGTCGAAAGAAATGGCTTTAATGGAAATTGTTTATTCCATATTTCTTCTATTGCCTCGTCATTATCTGCAATTGCAGATGGACTGTCAAATTCACTTTTATCGTAATTCCAGTAACCGTCAACTTTTCTGATTTTCAGTTTAAAGTTTGCACCTTCCCAAAAGTCAAATGGGTTGATTGGTGTTTCATCTTCAAACTCAGGCTTCATCGCTTCAGTAATCTTATCAAAGATTTTCTTACCGAACTTATATAGTTTTACCTGACCTTCATTTTCAGGATGTTTTGGGTCACTAATAACCATAATGTTTGCAGTATAAGAAAGTTTACGCTTTCTCTTACGAGCAATTTCCTTATCTGCTTCAACACCAGAATTCCAAAGTAAACTATTTGCCTCACTAATCGGACACTTCTGATTAAGAGTTGTCAAACTATTTTCAATTAGCCAGCCGCCTGGTCCTTGAAACGCATGGGACCATAGTCTTGCCCATGGCAAGTCCTCGTCTTGTGCTGCTGGTAAAAAACGAAAAACAGCATACCCATTACCAGACTTATCTAGTTCTGGTTTCCAGAATCTATCGTCTTGATATGAGTTTGATTGTCTTTGTGGTTCTGCGACTTTGGATAGTTCACCCATTAGGGTGTCTAGGTTGTTTGAGCGTTTTAACGCTGATAGACTTGATGTCATATTTTTTCTCCGTATGATTGTATTTGTATGTTTATTGTATCGTTTTGTGCTGTATATATCGCACCTTTATATTTATAACAAAAGTATATCTCAAATTGGAGCGGAAGAGAGGGTTCGCACCTCTGACTACAGATTGGAAACCTGTCGTGTTACTTTTACACTACTTCCGCATGTTTCTTGATATATGTATATATTATACACTAGTTTCTTTCCTTTGTCAAGCGTTTGTTGCTAAACACATACCAAAAACAAATGGTATCGTGTAAACAACAAAATAAATCACAACAATAATTCCTATTATTCTAAACATTATTCTACTTCTGGTTTTATTAAATCACAATTGTATGATAAAGTTCGTCTTGCCTCATCTGTGCCATTAAATGGATAAACGCCGTGTAGCATAGTGTAAGGAAATACTATGAAGTCGCCTGGTTCTAAATCTTTTCTCCAGTTTGATATACCGATTGGGTCTTGATTACCACCGGTTAGTTCTAACCATCCGTTTGAAGGATCCTCTGGATTTGTAATTTCTTTACCATAAGTATCAGGTCTTTTTAACATCAATACAGAAGATAAACCTAAGTCGGTTTGTGGACTTGCATGAGTATGAAAAGGGTTGTATTCGCCAGCCTTCATTTCATTTATCCACACATGTTGTAACTTAACATTCCACCAAGGTTTTGAAACTGATTTCATATATTGCTGAAAACAACCAGTAAAAAGAACTTTCATATCATCAGTTATTAAACTATTAACTAGGTTTTCTTCTTTAATCTTACCAACAAGATTTTTATTCCATGGTTGTAAGTCTTTTACTTGTTCGTCATATGCTTGATTAATCGCATCTATCACTGGCATAGGCAGTTTAAAGTGTAGAATCATACTACCCAACATGTAAGGCATCATTGTTACTTCATGTTCTATTTCTTTCATTATCTTCCTCTCTTTCTAATTAAATCACAATTATAAGACAATGTTCGCCTTACTTCGTCTGTACTATTAAATGGATATACACTATGTAATAAAGTGTATGGAAATACATAAAACTCACCGACTTGTGCATCTACTCGTGTTTGCGACATAGAGAGTGGCGATTGGTCTCCGCCAGAGAATTCTAACCATCCGTTTGAAGGCCTTTCTTCTCTTGATGCTTCCACGCCATACCAATCAGGTCGTTTTAGCATTAATACAGATGATAATCCCATATCGCTGTGAAGGCTTGTATGAAAATGTGTAGGATTATATTCACCCGATTTCATTTCATTTATCCAACAAGGACCTAAAGCACAATCCCACTTTGTTATACTACGCATTTCCATATATTTGTCAAAACAAGTTTGAAAAGTTTTGTTCATTTCTTCAGTTATTATAGTATTAACTTTTTTTTCATCTGCAATTTTACCAGCAAGTTCTTGATTATGTGCTGGCATTTGCTCATTGTGTTTATCATATGCCTTATTAATATCATCTATAAAAACCATAGGCAATTCAAATTTTATTATCATTGTGCCTAAATGAAATGTACTCATTTTTATATCCATTCTTCTTCCTTCAGCTTAGAATTTACTTCAATTACTTTTTGTAATATCTCACTATCTGTATAGTGTAGAAATGCTAATGTGTCTTTCGGAAAACATTCGCCGCCGAAACCAAGACTACCTTCTTCATTAGGGGCAGCCATATGTGAAGGCCCAATGTTTTCAAATCTAGCAAGAATATCAATTATTCTCTGATGTTTTCCTAATCTCTTAGGTTGTATTAGATTTTCATCAGTTGTCTTTAGCATCAATTCATGAAAGAAGGCAACTTTAGTTGCTAACCAAGAATTATGAACATACTTAACCATACTTGCCGTATGCCTATCAGTTTCAATAAATTCTACATTCATACTTGATAATACATTTTTCCACATTGTGGTGTTATCTGATATACCACCAAGAATACAAACTTCTTGATTATCGAAATCTTTCTCTGCTGTTCTCAAGAATTCTGGACTGTATACTACATTATCTGCATATGATTCTACTATATCTGGTAGAACTGTACTTTTAAGAAGAACTGGTGTGTCGCCTAGTTCTTCAAGCACTTCTCTTACTATACTGTCATCACATAGACCGTCAACTGTAGGTGTTGGGACTGCTACTACAGCACCTAAGTCATTCATATGAATGTAATCACTAATCTTATTATCATTGTGTTTTGGGTCAACACGAACAACTGCATAACCAAATTCTTCTAATGCCTTTGCCATTGTTTCGCCTATGTGGCCACAGCCCACAACTAACATTGTTATTCGTTTTCGCATTTCCATTAGTTCAAATGAACTATCACTCTGAACTGGTTTTTTCTTTTTAAACAATCCTTTAAACATTTTAAATCTCCTTCAATTTATTTTTTAATGTCATTTTATATTTTGTATTATTAAACTTCATAAATGGTCTGTATCTCACCATTCTATCGTGCATTTTTGGCCACAATACTGTTTCTGATATATCTTTATCTAGTCGTTTTGCAAATGAAAGTATATCTTCTAGTATTACAAATGTTTCAATGCATATCTTTTTAGACAGAACCATCTTTAATATCGGCGGGTGTTGTCCGTCTTTAGATGTGAATATATCATCAAACTGTATTTTATTTATAGTCATTCTTTCTAACATATAATCAATATCTTGCTCATAGTAATAGTGTAACGATTCTATTCTTTTAGACCACTCTTTATAACTTTCGTCACCAGTTGAGCCAATAATATCGCCAACCCATAGATTAGTATTACTGACAAAGTTACTAACAAAGTAATCGACCACAGTAGTGCTGTTATAAGTGCGACTAAGTTTGTGAAAAAAATACCTGTCCCTTCTTTTAGTGAAGGTTTCAAGCTTTGCAGTTGTTCGTCCGCCGTGTCTATGAAAGTCGTAACTTCTGTTTTTGCTCGTGAAATGTAATTTGATTGCCAAATAGACTTTATATACTTCAAAACCATCCATTATCCTTATATTATATAGGAAGTTGTGGCACTTTATCTACATTCAATAGATTAAGATTTTGTGCCTCGTAAGTCAACTTCTCTTTGAGTCCTTTGTTTACTAGTTTTTTAGAATCGCTTGGGTCGATATTATTCTTTTCACAATAGTGAAGAATGGCATCTATGTAACTCATCTTTTTGTTCTTAACTAATTCTTCTATTAGTATTGCAAATTTATTAGGTGTGATTATCATTTTCATAGTTCTATTATACT